GTTTTTCATAATTATAGATCCTGATTTCGAGCAGGATTAAATTCTTTACTATCACCAAAGAATGTTCTTTCTTCAGTGAATCCAAAATCATCACCTGGTTCGATAAATGGTTCGTCTTGTTTATCTATAACACCATCGTCGTTATAATCCTTTTTCGCTTTTGGAACAACTGTATATCTTTGTACTCTCTTTGCAGTTCTTGTGTTTGTATCTGAATAGTAATCCAACTGAACTTTACGAATTAATCCTTCAGGTGTGTCTGCAATGTGACCAAACATAAATGTCTTTGCAGTAAATGATAATGTGTATATTAAAGCTCTTCTTGTTGAAAAATCTCCCTCATAATCATCTTGTTGATTAATTGAATTTAATATCATCGGTATATCTCTTTTCTCACCTATAGATTTTACTAAATCAATTGATAATGTAAAACCAGGTTGGAAAAAGGGTAATATTTGTTCCAATATTTGTAATCCATCATCTTGCAATTTGCATAATATATTTAACTCAAATCCAAGATTATAAGGAACAGGCATAAAAACTTTTTTTAATTTAGTATCATCTGCACTATCTGGTGCCTTAAATGTTTGTGTGATACCTGCTTTTCTTGATGAATCATATGCTATATTTGTAATCTCAAAAGACATGCGAGGTAATGTAATTTGAGTTGCTTTATTAAGTTCTGGTTGTTGTTGTATTCTTGCTAAAAATTTTTGCCTTGGTCCATATGCAACTGGAACTTTTAATTCTGATATGACATTTCCTGCTTGATCATCATGACGAACGTAAATATCGTTAAAAAGCGTACCAAACGCTATAACTGTTTTTCTTATAATTTCGTGATAAAAATAATTTCCTAACATCAGTAATTACCAAATGGATTTGATTCTGTGAAATCTATAATAGAATCTGCCTCGGACTCAAATATGTCACCCTCATTATATTTATCTGTAGTATTATCCTTATTCAATGATGATAAACTGAATAATGCATCTGATGTAAGTCCCTTAATATCCTCACCTTCAAAGAATCCTCTAATTGTCCCTCCAACTCCCACATTTGATACTAATAAAATAGCAGTATCTTGATCCCAACTCTTAACTCTTGCTTGTGTACCTGAACGCATTCCCTGTACTATCTCATTAAATTGATATGTACCTATGCCACTTATTGTTTCAGGATCGTTGATTGTTACTGTTGGGTTAGTTGTATAACCTTTACCTGCATTTTCTATAAAGATAGAATTAACTTGTTTGAATGCACCTGCGTCACCTATAGACGCAATACCAACTGCTCTATCAGATGCTATACCACCAGCAGGGATTGAAATAGTTACGATTGGCACAGTTCCAAATCCAACACCATTATCTGTCATATTGAATCTTACAATACCCTGTGATGCTGTTTCTATAGAACAAGTTGCAGCAGCACCTGATCCTCCACCACCAGATATTGTGATGATTGGAGTGGTATTATATCCAAATCCAGCGTTTGTCATTAATATTTTTTCAACAGATGTTACATTTGCTCTTGTTGTTGTGATTGCAACAGCAGTGGCATTTGCAATGGAACTACCATTTGGTGAAGTACTTATTGAGACAACAGGTGGTGAAGTAAAACCAGAACCATCGTTATTTAAGAATATTTCACGAATATAACCTGTTCCACGAACTGCTAATGCAGTTGCAGTTCTTCCGATACCAACTAGTTGTAAAGAGGCAATATATCCCTCATCTTCTACTTGTGTATCAATAATTTCAAGTGAGGTATCAATAACTTCATCCTCATACTCAAATAACTCACATTTAAGTTTATAAACATAATTTTTACCTAATTGGTAGAATGGATCTTCATGTTCTACAAATTTTATCTCAAATAACCTTGCTCCCAATGGAAAAAATACTAAATCTCCCTCTCTAGGTCTCGATGATAATTCTATGTCGTCAGATGACTCCATAAATGGTGCTATGAATTCCTCAAATCTTTCTTTTGATACAGTCAGTTCTACCTCATCCCTTAAACTCATTCCAAATTTAGTGAGAACATCTCCAGCACCCGAATAACCATCATAGGAATTAACATACATCTCAACTGCAAAGTTATCATCAAACTTAGATGCAGTAACCTCTTCGATAATTGTTGCTTTATTTACAAATTTTCTAGGAATATATGTAACTTCTATACCATAAATTTTAAGATGTTCATTAATTAGATCTTGAACTAATCTTTGCTCACCTTGTGTTCCTTGTTGAAAATACGGATTTAATGCCATTATTCATCACCCAATAAAATCAAGAGGAGGCATTTCATAATCCATTGCTGATCTATCTCTTAATGCTTGCAATTCTCTTACTCCTTCATCATAAATTTCTCTACCATTTAGTTCAATACCACCTGGTAATTTAGTTCCTCTAAACTTAAGTAAATTAGAACCCCACTGTTTTTTAATTAACGCTGTAAAATAACGTTTTACAAAGGGATCATTATATATCTGCTCTGTATCTAAAGCACGAAAACAATCTATTACAATAAATTCATCGACTTGTTGTGCTCCCCAATCAATATCCAAATATAATCTATCTTGTCTTATATTAAATCTAATTTGTTTTTCTGTTGTTAATAAATGATCTATATCCTCAAGGTATGTTTTTGTCATTGCATATTGTAGTAAGTTCACTGAATTAAAATAATATAAATCATTTAAAAATAATTGATACTTAATACTAAACATCCCACCAGAGATAGAACTAGAATCAAATTTAAATATTCGATTTACTCCTAATATATTTTCTGGAACTGCTAAAAAATTAGAAGTTTCATAAAAATTACTTGTAACAGTTACATTAGATGTTTGAATACCAGTGGTTGTAACAATACCTACACCATCAGTTCCTTGTGCACTTCCTCTATCAATATCATCTTGAGTAAACTTATATTTTAAGAACATTCTCTCAATACCATCATAATGACGCTCTTGATATATTTGAACAGTATCATCAACTGCATCATGAAGTTGATCATCATCAATGTTTATCTCCAAAAGAGGTGCTCCTAATTGACGCAAACCATAATTTATAAGTTGTCCTCTATTACTTGGTTTCATTTTTCATCCTTTAGGTTTGCGATTTCTTCTAGAAGTTCTTGTTTTTCCTTATCAAAATCATTTTTAAGAGTTTGTAATTTTGCCTCTAATAAAACGTTTTGATTTAATGCTGATGCTAATCTAGAATTATATAAGTTAACGAGTACATTTACGTCCACTTCACTATTTTGTTGCATTTAGAAAGTTCCTCCATCAAGAGTTGAAGTCCAGTGTGGTTTATTAACATATGTAGTCGCTATACTAGATGGTGCTGCTAGACTTGTAGTTCCACCACTTTGCCCCTCTCTAATCAATGTATTTGAGTTGTTAAATGTACCCTCAACACCGACAAGAGGTACAGATGTTGCTGCATTCACAGCACTCTCAACAACACCAAAAGCATTTGTGCTTGCTTGTTTTACAATATCACCTTGTGCGAGTGTTACGTTACCAGGCATTGTTAATACAACTTTAGTGACAGCAGTTAATACTTGCTTTGATGTAATAGTTGGAGATGCAGGAGCATTTGTAGATCTCTGTAATCCCTCACTATCAAACCATACAACACCACCTGAACTGAAGTTACCTGACTGGTAATAGATACCTTTAACATCTAAGAAACCTTTTGTACCAGTTACAACACTTGCTGAGATAGTTGCATCGGGAACATAAGTCCATCTACGACTATTATCACCATGTGTTCCATGATTACCTGTTCCAGCAGTGCTAGATGCGATAGAACTATCATCTAGTCCAAAGAAACCTTCACTTGTATTTGCAGTTCCAATTCCAGTATTATATTTAAAACTTAAACCACGGTCAGTATTAGTGTCTGTTGCGTGTACAACTGTGATTACAGTCTGTGTGCTGATTCCAGCAGTGGTTGTACCTTGGAAGGTAAGCATTTTTGCACCACTGTTAATCGCTGTAACTGTTGTGATACCACTTGCAGAAAAGTTTGCATGTAAAAGAGTATCATTAACAGCGATACCTGTCACTTGATCAACTATGACAGTGGAAACACCAGATTGAACCGTCACCATTACAGTTCTATTACTTGTAACATCACCGACTGTCAATATCGGATCATTTACAGTTGATTGAGTGGAGTTAACTGTGGTGGTTGTACCATCAACTTGTAAGTTACCTTTTATAATAACACTACCTTCATTACTTAAACCATCTGGGTATGGATCAATGAATATAGTGTTATCTGCTCCTTCTAGTGATGAAATAATATTATTTTCAATTCTAATATTTCCAAACTTTGCATTTCCTCCACCTACAATAATATCTCCACCTACAACTACGTTTTTCTCAACTCCTATACCACCCTCAAATATTACACTACCAGTATCTTTCGTTGTTGCCTGAGTAGTATTGCTAAATCTTGCTGTAGCACCACCAATTTCTAATCTATCAACACCTACTTCATCATATCTTATGAAGGCATCAATTGATGCTTGTCCATTTGCACCTCCACCAAAACCAAGTTTAGTGTCATCAGGAATTACAACATCACCAGTTCCGTTGGGATTTACAACAATATCACCATCAGTATTTGTTGAGGAAAATTCATTACCATCTAATCTTAGATTATCTACATTCCA